GGCGCAGACCAACTAGCCATCTCAACTAATGGGACTCAGCGCCTAACAGTTGATACCGCAGCAACTACTTCAACTCTGCCTGTAGTTCATCCCCTTGGTGCAGTCGGTACGCCAAGCATTACGTTCACAAGCGACTTAAATACTGGGTTTTGGAGTCCAACAGCAGATACGCTTGCAGCATCAACAGCGGGCTCCGAACGCCTGCGTATCACCTCCGCAGGCCTTTTGGGTCTGGGGACTAGTAGCCCACAAGATCTATTCCATGTAGAAGGCGCCACATCACCAACAATCAGGCTTCGTAATTCAACTACTGGTTCAAATGCTTCGCCAGCTAGTACCTTTATTGATTTTCGTGGTTTTAATCAAGAAATTCGTGCTCGCATCGAAGTTCAGGATCGCCGCGCGAGCGTTACTGGCGGCTTCTTGAATATCGGTACAGCAGATAGCACTACCACTATCGTTAACGCGCTGCACATTGACTCCTCACAGCGAGTAGGGATTGGCACTACGAGTCCTAGCTCGCTGCTTCACTTAGCAGACGCTGGCAACATCACCGTCGGCACCACCACTGGCACCAAGATCGGCACGGCTACCACGCAGAAGCTGGGCTTCTACAACGCCACTCCTGTGGTGCAACCCGCTGCTGTTGCTGATGCCACTGATGCCGCAACCGTCATCACGCAGTTGAATGCGTTGCTGGCAAAACTGCGGACCCTTGGCATTATTGCCACCTGAGCAGAGTAGCCCTACTCACATCGAGGCCTGGCTTGACATTAAATAGCCCCAGACAATTAAGCCAGGGGCAACGACCTAGGCACCGTCACCAAGAGCGTCAACTATTCGGTGCTCTACATGAAGGCAGTCAAGGCGTTGCAGGAAGCGATGGAGCGGATCGAAACCCTTGAGGTTAAAGTTGCTGCTCTTGAAACCCCGTAAACAAATGACCTACACACTCAAAGAACAAGCACTAGTTTTGCTCAAAAGCCTTGAAGATTCCGATGATGCTTGCAGTTCGTGGGACTTCACCACGATCCGTGCTGCTTTGGAGTCTATGCCTGACAAGTTGGAAGGCCAGTAGTCACCTTCACTAAGAGGCGGACAACCGGCCTATTAAACAGGTTGCACCACACTTTTACTTTTTTACTATTAAAACCATGTCTATTACCACCACCACCACCTGGGGCATTGCCCAAATGAATAGGTATACCAGCGACGGCATTGTGATGACCGTTCATTATACCGTCGATTCTAACGATGGGACCTATTCCGCTGGTGCCTACGGGTCAGTGGGCCTTGAAGCGCCTGAAGAAAATGTCATCCCTTATGCTGACTTGACCCCTGAGATCGTAATTGGTTGGGTACAAGAAAAGCTTGGCGGTGAAGAGAAGGTAGAAGAAATTCAAGCCGCGCTGCAAAAACAGCTCGATGAACAGCGCACACCCACTACTGCTGCTGGATTGCCTTGGTAATTATGGCTAACATCCAAAGAGCCAACGAAGAACAATTCAACGAGCTTCACGGTCTTGTAACAAACGAACTGATTGGTCGAATCAAGTCTGGCGTTGCTACCACACAGGATTTAAAAGCCGCCGCTGATTGGTTAGGTAAGAATAACATTACTGGTGTTCCCGTGATGGGGTCGCCTTTGGCATCACTCTTTAGTAGTCTTGAATTGGAGCTTGAGGATGTCGAACGGGCCATTAGATGATCACGATGATGAGCATTTTGGGTCAGCATTACTCAAGAACTTAGCAGCTACAGCATTTCTTGGGTTATTTAGTTGGCATCTACTTACTCTACATAATATTGCTAAGTCAGTTGAGGTACTTATCGAAAAGGTAAGTGCTGGTAATAGCCGAATTGAGCGTCTCGAAAACGAAGTATTCTTTAAGGAGTATCCAAATGGCACCTCGCAAAGCCGCAACCCCTAAGCGAAGTGCTGCGTATTATCGGAGTAACCCCGAAGCATACGCAAAGAAACTCGCTTATGATACAAAGGAGAATAAATCTCCAACCGATAGAAAGTATCGCGCTGACCTTGCTGATGCCCGGCGCAAACGTGGCATGATGGGCAAGGGTGGTGATGATCTTTCTCACACCAAGAGTGGCCGTCTAGTTAAGGAATCGCCCTCAAAAAATCGAGCAAGAAACGGAGCGGGTGGGAAACCCAAAAAGAAATGAACAAAGGAAACGCTAAGCCACCTGGCCTCTATGCCAATTTAAACGCTCGCAAAGCAGCAGGCACCAGCCGTCCAAAGAATAAAAGCACCGTCTCTCCAAAAGCGTATGCTGATATGAAAGCTGGATTTCCCAAGAAGAAGAAGAAGTAAACCTCACCCATAAGGTTAATGCCACTCAAGGGTCCTTCTGATTACCTTTTTAATTTAAGGGCTATGTCTTCCTCAGAAGCTAAACGACTTTGGCGATCTGCAATTAAAGAACATTGGAATAATCAATGTGTTTATTGTGGATCAAATCATGATCTAACGTTGGATCACGTCATTCCAAAAGCCCGTGGAGGTCATAATATCACATCTAATGTGGTACCTGCTTGCCGCAAGTGTAACCAGTCAAAGGGTTCGAACCACTGGCTCACTTGGTGGGCTGGTCAAGAGCATTTTGACCATTCTAATTTTTCAAAAGTCCTTTCTTGGACAACCGGTTAACGTTAACACTTACAACCCTACAACGATGTCTACTACTGCTGATTCAACTACTTACGGTTCTATTTCTAACGCTCCTGGTAAGCGTGATGAGAACCAACAAAACAACAAGGTTCACACCACGGCTAACGTATCGGGTGGTGTGACCACCACGACTACCGTTGCTGCTTCTTACGGCGCTGCTACTACCACGGTAGCTCTTAACGCAACTGTTGATGCTGCTGAGACTGCTATCCGTACCGTTCGTAGGGCACGGACCAACCCTTCTACCCTTCCTACCGCTAAGGTAACGGGAACTGCTACCCGCAAGGAAACTGGTTGTGTTGCTTCCTTTGGCACCCGTGTTAATGGGTCCGGCTACACAAACGGCACCTATACCAACATTGCTTTGTCTGGTGGTACTGGTACTGGCGCTACTGCTACCCTTACGGTATCTGGTGGTGCTGTGACGGCTTCTGCGCTTGTGCGTGGTGGTCAGTTCTATCTTGTTGGTGATGTGCTGTCCTGTGCCCTTATTGGTGCTGGTACGGCCTTTGCTCTGCCTGTTGCTACTATTACTCAGGGTTGATTGTTATGGCTGCTAAAAAGAAACCCCCTGTTACAAGTTCGCGTACCCGTCAAGAGCGCGTTAAAAATCGAGGCAAAGCCCCTGCTAGTACCCCTAAGCCTCGGACAACAGCCGCAGGTAATCGTGGCGCACAAGCTGGCCCCCTCAAGCCTGGAACCCGTACCTCGGGCACTCCGCTGGTTAATAGCAACAGTCCTGCTATGCGCCAGATTCAAGCTAAAGCTACTGAATTACGCAACCAAGTAAATCGTGGTGTACGGGCAGTACGTCAACCTGCTACAGTTCTTCCTAACTCGGTTCGTGCCGGTAGGAACCTAATCCGTGAAGGCGCTAATCGTGTTCGCAATCTGGCTGACAATGGCCAGGTACGGGCTGCCGCCCAACGTGGACAGCAGGCTGTAGAAGCTGCTAAGCGTAACCGTGCTCGCCTTGCTGCTGGGGTGGGTAAAGGCCTCAAGGAAGCCCAAAACGCTGCTAAGATCTTGAAAACCATCCGTAGTTTAATGGGTCCTGCTGGGGTTGTCGCTGCTGTGTCTGCGCCTCGTCCTACCGCTGACGGAACCCTTACCGCAGCAATGAAACGTGGTGACTACAAACCTCGTCAAGGTCCTGCTGTGCCCAAGCGTCTCCAACAACAAGGTCTTGATGCCCAAGAACGCAAGGCCCGTCAATCCCTAGCTGCTCGCAAAAAAGCTACCGGCTCTAAAGAAGCTACCCCCAATACCGCAGCCTCCTTTGATGATGCGTTTCGGGATGCTCGTCGTGCCAAGGTTGAAACCTTCACCTGGCGTGGGAAGAAGTACACCACCGAAATGAAATAGTCATGCCTAAAGTCGGAAACATGAAATTTAGCTATACCCCTGCTGGTATGGCTGCTGCTAAAAAGGCAGCTGGTAAGAAGATGGCAAAGCCTGTTAAGAAACCCAAGAAGTAATCTAATGGCCCCCAAAAAGAACCCAAGTCTATCTCTTGGTCGTGGTGAGAAATCACCTAAGGGGGGCCTTACCGCCAAAGGCAGGGCTAAATACAACAAGGCAACGGGGTCTAACCTAAAGGCCCCTCAGCCCGAAGGTGGTCCTCGTAAGAAGTCCTTCTGTGCTCGCATGGGCGGTAACCCTGGCCCAATGAAAACCCCAAGTGGTAAACCCACCCGTAAGGCACTAGCTCTTAAACGGTGGAAGTGTAGTTGATCACCAGAGGCGTCGTCCAGCGACAGGAAGGCGCCTCTCCCCCCTCGTGGGTATCTTTCCTCCTTATGACATCTAAAGCCCCCTTAGAGGCCCGTCTAGCGGCCAGCTTCCCTTTATTCCTTTCTCTTGTATGGAAGTCGTTAGACCTACCACGACCAACAAGAGCACAACTAGCCATCGCTGAGTATCTCCAACACGGTCCCAAGCGTCTTCAAGTAGCAGCGTTTCGGGGACTAGGTAAGAGTTGGATTGCGGCTGCCTTTGTGTTATGGACATTGTGGAATGACATTGACAAAAAGATCCTTGTGGTATCGGCAAGCAAACAACGTGCTGATGACTTCACATTATTTGTCCAGAAGTGCATCCTAGAGTTTGATTGGCTTGCTCACCTACGACCGCAAAGCGATGACCAACGGTGGAGTCGCATTAGTTTTGATGTGTCGGGGTGTCGCCCAGCACAGTCACCCTCCGTCAAGTCCGTGGGTATCACCGGACAGATCACGGGTAGCCGTGGTGACCTGATTATCTTTGATGACGTTGAGGTGCCTGCTAACTCAGCAACCGACATGCAACGTGAGAAGCTGCTTCAACTTGTGACGGAAGGTGAGTCAGTTCTGACACCAAAGCCAGACAGTCGCATCCTCTTTCTGGGAACCCCTCAGACTACCTTTACCATTTATCGTACCCTCCGTGAGCGTAACTACATCCCAATGGTGTGGCCCGCTAGGTATCCAAAGAGCCTCATCGGATACGAGGATGTTCTTGCTCCACAACTTCAAGCAGACATCGAAACCAAAGGTCTTGATGCGTTAGCTTGGAAACCAACAGATGATCGCTTCTCAGAACTAAACCTTCTTGAGCGTGAACAATCAATGAGCAGGAGTAACTTCATGCTCCAGTTCATGCTGGATACCAGTCTCTCTGACGCCCTCAAGTTTCCCCTTAAGATTTCTGACTTCCATGTGTTGCCGCTTGATCTCCAGCGTGGTCCGTCCGACTTGGTATGGTCTGCTAGTAAAGAGACTTTGTTGGATATGCCTGCTGTCGCTCTCCCTGGCGATAGATGGCACCGGCCTCAGGCTGTTTCGGAATTTGTCCCCTACGGGCAAACTATTGTGGCCGTCGATCCGTCGGGTAGAGGAAAGGATGAAACCGTAGCTGTGGTCTTATCACAGATCAATGGCTTTATCTTTATTCGAGATATCTTTGCTACCCAAGACGGTTACTCAGACAAGACCCTTTGTGGGATTCTACGTCTCGCGGGAAGGTACGGAGCAACCATGTGTCTCATTGAGTCTAACTTTGGTGATGGTGCGGTGATGGAACTTATGAAGAAACACGCCCAAGAGATGAAGGTTGGTATGACCTTTGAGGAGGTACGCGCTACCACCCGTAAGGAAGACCGCATCATCGACACCCTGGAGCCAGTGTTGAATCAGCATAGACTCATCATTGACCAACGCCTTATTGATTGGGACTACCGCTCTAACCCCGAGATGGCCCCCGAAGAGCGCCTTCCCCGTATGCTCATGTACCAGCTTACCCGCATGTGTCGTGAGAAAGGGGCGGTAAAACACGATGACCGGGTAGACGCCCTAGCTCTCGGTGTCAAATACTTTCAGGATGTGTTGGCCATCTCCGCAAAGGAACAAGATATCCAACGGTCCCGTGAGCAGTGGTCTAACATGGTTGATGGGTTCCTTTTGGCTCCGACTTTGGCGACCGATTTGCTCGTGGCGGGAAGCACCTTTGATGAGCCCATAACCGCCGAAGAAGGTGGCATTTTTACTTGGATCTAAATCAGGCTAACTGTTCAGTCATACCAACCACTTTGAACCAAAAAGGGTAGAAGTCCCCCACTAGCACCAGAAAGGGGGAGGCCCCCTTCCGGTAATCCCGTCAACCTTTCACCCAGAAGGAACGGGTATGGAAAAGACGGAAGGGGGGAAACCCCCTCTTTTTTAACGACAAATAGAAAGGGTTTCTCTGAAGAAGGCCGAAGGCCGCCCTGAAGACCGCTGAACGAAGTGAAGAGGAACCGTTACCCGTAATGAAGAAAATAAAAATCAAAGAAACGACAAATTTTATTGTTTCTATTACCGTATATAATGCGGAGCGGAGCGTAGCTTATATTGTTAATAATCTTCATTAATGATAATAATAACAGTAATTAATCTTTATTAATAACTATTATTGTTTATTGTTCTTAAAGGTAGAATGTATCCAATAGGTTAGATCAGAGTACTGACCGACCTATCCGATACAGCTGTTATAGAAACAAACTCAACCTTCCTTTTCTTTCTTATGCCTCCCTTTGAATCACCGTTCGCTAACGTAACCAAGCTTGTTTGGATTACACCTGATGCTGAACAAACCATTGAACATTGTGCCAGAGTAAGTAACCCAAAGGCACAAGACAAGGTAGACACAACCGGAAAGTTGCTTCGCTATCTTGTTAAACATAAACATTGGAGTCCGTTTGAAATGGCGAGTGCCTGCGTAGAGATAACCACAACAAGGGACATCTCAGCACAGATACTCCGACATAGGTCATTCTCCTTTCAAGAGTTTAGTCAGCGGTATGCTTCGACTGTTGATGGGTTGGGTGGTTTGGAGATACCGCATCTCCGCCGTCAAGACCACAACAACCGTCAATCAAGTCACGATGATCTTACGACAGCGGATACTCAAGCGTTCTATCGCCGCATCTCTTCTGTCTTTGAAGACCTAGAACACCTCTACCAAGAAATGCTATCAGCAGGTATCGCTAAGGAATCAGCAAGAAAGATACTTCCGATGAATAGCCCTACCCGTCTTTATATGTCGGGAACCATTAGGTCGTGGATTCATTATCTCTCCGTTCGTAGAGGACCAGAGACTCAAGTGGAACATCGGAGAATTGCTGAACAGGTCTACCAACTCCTTAACAAAGAAATGCCAAACCTATGGGAGGTACTGTGACGGAACCTAAACTACTCCTGAATGAATTCAAAACCCTCTATCGGGTACTAAAGAATGGTCTACCACCGTGGGCCTCCTTTCTGTTGCTTGGGTTCCTGGTGTGGGTAGAAGAGAGGTTTATTAATATTCGTGTTGAAACAACCGTGAGTGAAGCGATTAAGGAGTATGAAACGCTTCACTCGCCCCCAGAGGTGGTCTTGCCTCCTCCGGTGTATTCGGAAACAGGAACGGACTTCTTTAATGAGATGAGGTTGACTGCCCCCTGGGTGGACCGGGAACCACCCTCTGACTCCCCGTAGGTGTCCATACACCTCCGACTCTTCAGAGGGGCCTTAACGGGGCTTCTGGTGGGGTCTGATGAAAAATGAAATAAATTTACAAGGTCCTTACGCCTCTACGCGGCGGCCAGCTGACCCCCCATGGCCCCCCCCTCGCGCGCGTTTTCTTCGTGCCCGCCCGCCCGCGTGTCCAATCCGTGTCCAGCAGGCCCTGTCCAGCCTAACAACCCAGGCCACCACTGGGTTGCGTCACTGCTGAATAGACAGGTACGCTAGGATCTGGACACCAATAGCAGTACAAACGCACTATGTGCTACATATAACGCGAGCGCACATACGCTTATGCGCGTACACGCATTCTTTATATATAAAATCTGTGGTTTTCGCAATAACGCTTCCTTGTTGAGAATGTTAAGACTTGTAGTTGGTTTCCCGGTCTGGGGCCCAGTAGGCTGTAGGTTTACCTCAGTTGAAACAAACAACCAATGACAACTGAACTAATGATTGACAACCTGGCCAACCAATACGGCCGTGTTGCCTGGGATGATGCCTGCTGCCTGGCTAAAGGTCATGGCGTGTTGGATGATCTAATCGAAGACTTCGGCAACCTGGAAAACTACGGCCGGGGTCTCAATTCTGAGCTACTCACTCACTGGTTAGGTTACTGATTGTTACAACTAGGGGTAAGGTCACAGCTACCCCTTGCTGTAGCACTTAAGCTACCAATTCAACCAACCAAATCACGATCATGTATCCAATTCTCCACATGTGCGCCAATAACGACTACTACGGCAACCCTCAGCGGTTGTATGTAATGAGTGATGATGAGGGTAGGTTCATTGCCACTTGGGATGAAGGCTACAACGGATACAACGCCGTACCTGAGCCCCTGCGTAATGAAGCACACTCAGCTCAAAGGTTTAATGTAAGTGTTACGAAATACAAAACTCTATTGCGCACACTGCCCAGCCCTGTTAGTGTTTGATCGTTACAAATAGGGCTGATTTAGATCGGGTCTTGCAACCCTCTAATCACAGCCCTTTCTGTAGCTATTAGCTACCAACTCACTATCACCAACCTAACCACAACAATCTAATGAGAGCCAACACACGCAACATTTCAGGAATGCTAATGTTAGCATCACAAGCTGACATCTTATCAGGTCTTGATTGGTATCAACGTGCTTACAATCTAGCGGTGCGCTTCATACATACCTACGATGGTTTAACAATGGGTCAGGCAGTTGGTGTCATTGCAGCCCTGTCCCCAAATAATAAATGGGAACGTAACTGTATTAATGCTGAGGCAATGATCAAAACGTGGTCTATTGGTGGTGATTACAATGTGATTAAGGTCTGTACCTTTAATCCTAATAAAGCAAAGGCAATTGCTATTCTTAGTTTGGATATGGAATCAGTAGACACTGAGGCTATACCTAACATATTGAATGGGCAAAAGGTAGTCGCATTCTATCGGTCAATCATGGGTGATAAGAACGCTGTGTGTGTTGATGGTCACGCCTACGCTATCTTTATCGGTGAGAATATATCAACAACCAAAACTCCTAAGATTAGTCCTAAATTGTTTGAGACTATTCAGAGAGCCTACCAATTGGTTGCTAAGCGTAGCGCCGACCTATGTGGTGTTGAACTATCACCTACTCAAGTTCAAGCTGTAACTTGGGTAACTTACCGGAGACTAATTCATGGCTAAGGTTACTGGCTTCCTTAACTGTTACGAACGGGATGAACTTGAGCAATGGCTAGATGATGTGGAAGATCTAGCCTATGCTGATGATGACAACATTGATGATCACGATCTCAAAGCAACTTACT